GCCGTTATACCCATAGCCTGTTGTGCAGTCTGCCTTCGTCGAACTTTAGGCACTCGCCCGAAATCCTAACTTTCCCTTCTGCTTTGGCTGCTGCTACAAAATCCGCGTCGAGTAGGTCGCTGGGGTCTTCCACTTCTTCGCTCGTTACGAACACCTCCGCGCCTTCTGCTATTCGCGCCACCTCTACGGGCATCTGCACCAATGCCGAAAACTCGCTGAAAACGCCGTTAGCCGCCTGTATCTTCGTGCCCTTGCCGTTCGTTTCCTCCCTGCAAGCCCCACAAAGCACTACTTCCGCTTCCGTGCTGTCCCCCCAGCTTCCGTTAGCGTCCTGTACGGCTTCGCCGCTGGTTCGCTTATATAGGAAGTGTGGGTATTGGTTCGTAATGACTTCCGAAATGTTCTTAACTCCTACCATAAGTTACTCTTGTCGCGTACCTTCGGCTTATTCGCTGGCGTAATGCCCAATTCGCCGCAGGTCAGGTTGTACCACGTCTTAATAGCTTCCCAATTCCACGTAACGCTATATCCGCCTTCGCTCACGTTGGCTAAAGGTATCACGTTCGCGAACTCCTTAACAAGTGCAAGCTTCGCCGTCTTTGGGTCGGCTGTCGCGTTCTCGTCCGGGATAAGCTCTACTTGGTTGGCTAAAATCAAATCCACGTCCGCGCCTGTAACGCCGAAACGCTTAACGGTTGTGGTAATCCATTCTTTGTATGTCATGCCTGTTATGCTTTAGGGAAGGCTGGGGAAGGTCGCTTCTACGCTGTCGCCTGTTCGGCTTCCTTCCCCCGTGCCTGTTAGTGACTCCACGAACTATTAGCAACGTCCATGAGCCATGAACGGGAAGAAGTGAGCCACGCTGGGAAAGCGTTTGCAATACCCATAGTTACTTCCTCCAAAGGCTCTTCGATGGCATACTTCTTGATGAGGGTGTGACCGTTCATCGCCTTAAGTGCCACGCTGCCCTTTACGTTCAAGTCGGCTGGGGTCTTCCAATAGGTCTGACCGAGAACCTTGCTTTCGTTGAACATTACGACGTTCTCCGTGAACGGGTTGCCGCTGAATGGTCGGCTACCGTCGCCCAACTCGATCGTGATGTCTTGGTCTATCACGACAATCTGCAAGCCCTTCAAGTAAGGCAAACCGCGAAGTGCGTTGTTCACCTGCTCGATGCTTGGGGTCTGCTGGATTTGCAGGGCGTTGGCTGCAAAGCTTGCGCAAATCTTCTGCACTTCCTCGCACTCTGTGAAAGTGGCGAAAGTGTCAAGAGACATGAAGGCGTACTTAAGGGAAACGCCCTTTGCCTTTGCTGCCTTAACAATAGCCTTGAAGTCCTTTGTAATAGGCTTCGCGCTGGCTGGTGTCGTCCACGCTGCTGAACCCGTTTGATAACCCACCTTTTGGGCTGCTGGGATTTGGTAATCTACGTCGTATTCGGAAATGACGCTTACGTTATTGCTGTTGGTAAGCGTAATCTTTCCGAGGGAAATCTGCTGCAATGCCATCCACTCCAAACGTGCGGCTACGGCTGTCCAGCAGAAGTTGGTATCTTCCGCCCACGCTTCTACAAGTGCGCGAAGGTTGGGGTTCTGCGAAGTCATGGCTACCATAATTTCGTAGTCGTCCAGCTCTTCGTCGTTCTTGCTGCGCTTCACCGCGATTTTTGGTATATCACCCTGCAAACGTGCAATGGCTTCGCGTGTCTTCTTGTCAATAGACGCGCCACGCGCTACCAAATCGGCGGCAATCTTCAAACCTACCTGTGCTTCGAGGGCTTTCCACGTAAGCGTATAGGTCTGCTTGAGGGGGAACAAAGTAGGATAGTAGTACGGCTTTAAGTCGTAGGTGTTAATCACGGCTTGCATATCCTTCTCAACAAGTCCGCGCATAAGTGTTGCTATCATAACTTTGCCTGTTTAATTAAATGAAAACGATGCCCTTCAAAGCGGACTTAATAGCCACGCTAATTGGGGGGATAACACTCTCTTTGAACTGCCCAATAGTAACGGCTGCTACAAAGTGGTTGTTAAGTGCCTCCACGTCGTAGCTGTCGCCCGTAAGAGCCTGTGGCGTGAACTTGAAAGCCGCGCCGCTGCTGGCGTGTTCTTCGTCTGCCTCCATGATGAAAGCGTCCTTTGAAATCGCGCCAATGGTTGTGCCGATTGTAATGGTGTCGTAGGTCGTGTTGGTGGTGGTGTCAATCGCGGTAATGGCGTATGCCTTGCCGTTAAGTGCGGACATGACAAAATCGCCTACCTTGAAGTGGTGTCCCTTCTCTACGTTGATAGTGGTTGCTGTAGCTCCAACGTTCGCGGTAACTTTAGCAGCCTTAACAACGTGGTAAAGTCCATCGCTGCCCTTGCCAATCGGTGTGCCTTCCTTAAGGATGTTTCCTACAAGTTCGGCACTCTTCACCGTTACACCATTAGGAATGTCGGCGAGGTTGTGGGTGCAAGCGTGTACTACGCGCTTGTCTTCCTTTCGCTTAATTTGAAGTCCCATTCTTAATCGTTTTTTTGGTGTTGTTAAATTTCCTTCCCTGTGAGGGTCGGCTTGCTGTTCTCTTCGGCTTGCTGCTTGATGTACTCTGCAACGCCTTCGCTAACCCCTTCTTTGGTCACGGCTCCAAAAATGGGCTTTTCGTGGCTCTGCAAGTCTTTGTTTGCCTCTTCCTGTGCAAGCGTAGCAATGTGCGCCGCCTGTGAAGTCATGAAGCTCTCAAAGTCCGCGTCATCCTTGAAGGTCATACGCCCGAAATTGTCTAACAACAAATCGCGCTTTGTGCCTTCCAGCTTTGCCTTGTCTAACGCTGCGACAAACTGACCTTTTCGCGCTTCGGCTACCTTGTTGTCGTTGATGCTGGTAATACTTTGCTGTACGCCCTTCAACTCGTCGGCAATAAGTTGCCTAACCGCATCGAGGGTTAGTTCGCCTGTGGGTGGCGTAGTCTGCTGTGCTGGTGGGGTCTGCTTTCCCTTCTCCACGAAATCATACTTTTCCTTAAGGCTGTTTTCGTAGGTTTGGTTAGCTTTGCCTATCTCGGCATCTGCTTTGCTTCGCCAATCCTTTACGAATTGCTGCACTTTGTCGGCGGTAATCTTGCCTACGATTTCGGCAGCTTCTTCTTTGGTTGCAACCTGTAGGCTAATACCTGCCGCCAACTGCTGCAAACCGTCTTCTCGCACGCCCGGAAACTGCGTTTTCAGTAATGCTAAAATTTCTTCAAGTAAATTCATAAATTTTG